CGGTCGTCTCCAAGGCTGGGAAGCGAAAGCTGCGCGGCGGGGGACAGGCCGTGCGTGCCGAGCTGGCGGACGGTCAGCGTGAGCGGCAGCGCCCGGTCGGCGGCGGAAAGCGTCAGCCCGGGCGCGTCCAGCAGCAGCACGCTTCGCTCGCCCCCGCGCAAGATCTCGACCTGATACCGCTCGCTCTCCTCGCCGAGCGGAACGTCGACGCCGTCGCGCCACACCCAGCCGACCCTGCTGCGCCGTGTCCAGCCGATCCGCGTGGCCTCCCCCTGCCGAGTTGCGCGGAGCTGCACCGGCGACGGCGGCAGCAGCGAGATGCCGGTCGACCGTGCGGGTACGGCCGGCGCGTCGATCGGGTCGTCGGACCCTTGCGCCAGCAACTGGACGGTCGCGCCGATCGCAACGCGAAGCTCGAGCGCTTTGAGCGTGTCGCGCGTCACCAGCACGAAGTGGTCGCCCGCGCGCTGGGTACCGATCGCCGCTTCGGACCCGCGCCGCCCGCGCCACAGCTGCGCCAGGCGCCACCGGTTGCCGCCAAGGTTCGTAGCCCGGCCGAACTGGAGCAGTTCGTCGCCGAGCATCGCCAGGTTGGCACCGGCATCGAGCGCCGCCATGTCCGCATTGGCCAGCGCCATGTCGGCGCGGGCGAGTTCGACCTCGGCATAGCCCGCGCCATCGATCAGCGCCGCGCGCGCCGGGCCCGGCGGCACGCGCACCGTGCCGAGGATCGCCGGATAGGCCGTCTCCCCCGCCGGGGCCCAGCTCGCGCCGCCATCGCCGCTCGCGAGCAACGCCGCGCGGCGCCAGCCGCTGCCGGTGCCCGCCGCCGCGACGACGAGGTTCGGCGCCGTCGCCGCCACCTCGTCCAGCGGCGGCAGTTCGAACGGTACCAGGATGGTGCTGCCGCGTTGCGAGTCGGGCGCCGGGACCGAGCGGCCGGGGCTCGCCGCACCCGATAGCGGCGCCTCGGCGATCGGCACGCATTCGAGCTTCACCACCATATTCTCGAGCGACCAGCGATCCACCCGCCACTGGCCGGGTGCGCCGTCGATCGTGACGCGCGCGCCGGGCGCGAGCGTCAGCGCCTCCCAGCCCAGCGTCAGCGTGCGGCGCTCTCTGGCCAGATCGGTGCGGGCCAGCGCGCCGGCCGCCATCGCCTTGGCCGATCCGGCATCGAGTACGGCGGGCAGGTCGATCCTAGTCTCCCGCGTGCCGGTGCCCTGGCGCGACGCCTGCTGCACGCCCGCCTGATAGTCGCGCGCCGGATCATAATAGCCGATGCTCAGCCGCCGCGGCGCAGCGTCCGCTGGCGCGATGGCGCGCACCCCGCGGCCGGTGGGCTCGGCATCGGCGCCGACCCCGCCGTCGGACATTGCCCGCGCCGCGCCCGGGCCGGTCTGCAGAGTCAGCGCATTGCCGTCGCTCTGCACCCAGGCACCGGTCGCCGCGCACAGCGCGTCCAGCGTGGTCCGCAGCGAGTCCTGCGCGGAGAAGCCGCGCAGCGACGTGGTGAGCCCCTCCGCCGCCGCGCCGAGCGCCTGGGCGATACGGCCGGCCGGGACGGGCTCCGCATCGGCGATCACTTCGAAGCTCAGCTGGGGAATGCGGTTGCCGAAGGTCGCGAGTTCCAGGTCCTCGAATACCGCATAGGCGGTGCCGCGATGCGCGGGCGCCTTGCCCGCGCCCTCGATCGACACGATCAAAGGATCTACCGGCTGGTCCTCGGCACCGGTGTAGAGGCGAAAGCCGGTGCGCACCTTGAAGTCGCCGGCCGCGCCGCGAAGCAGCTGGCCGTCCGCCCAGATCCGACCCACGCCCAGGATAGGCCGCGTCGACAGCGCAACCGCGAACGATGCCGTGTAGCTATAGGCAGTGGTGGAAGGTCGGCCCTTGCCGCCACCCTCGGTGGCGCGATGCTCGATCAGGTCGGTCGCCCAGATCACGCTGCCCGCCACCCGGATCGTCCCGAACAGCTGCGGGACCGCGGTGCCGTAGCTCGAGGTCTGCACGCGCAGGTCGGCGAGTCGTGGGCCTTCGCGCGGGCCCTGCTTGAAAAGCAGCTGGCGATCGATCGTGTTGCCGATCAGGCTCCCCAGCCCCGCGCCGAAGGGTCCCCCGATCAGCCCGCCCGCCACCGTCAGCACCACCGTCGCCATCAGCCTTCCTCCCCCAGACGCCAGCAGCTCAGCACCGGCCAGGGCACCGGGCCGGGCCGCTCGACCACGCGGCGCGCGATCGCGTCCGCATGGATGATCCCGTCTTCGCAGCGGATCGCGAGGTGCAGCTGGCCGGGCGCGCTGCGGCACAGCAGCAGGTCGCCGGGTGCCGCCTCGGCGACCTCGATGAGCCCTGCCGCCCGCAGCTGCGCCGCGGTGCCAGCCGCATCGCCGGTCCGCAGCCGGTAGTCGGCAGGCGCGCCGCGTCCGAGCGCGACTACCGCCAGCCCGACACAGTCGAGCCCCGTCGCCACCTCGCGCCCGTGCAGCTGAAAGGGGGCACCCAGCGCCGCCCGCGCGGCTGCCACCACCGCCGCGCCGCTCATGCGCCGGGATACCGGGTAAGCAGGTCGGTGCCCGGCAGGTACGGCTCGCCGCGGAAATTGGCGGCGTTGGCGAACCGGCCCGAACAGGTCTCGAACCGGCCATCGCAGCCTTCGATCAGCTCGACCAGCGCCCCCACCCCATCGAAACGCGGCGGGCGGCGGAGCGTCACGCGGTTGCCCTCGGACGCGGCAATCGCGTCCTCCAGCCCGCCGTTCGCTCCGCCGAGCCAGCGCAGCCGGCCATTGCCATAGGCATTGGCGGTGGGTTCGGCGGCGTCCAGCGTCACCACCGCACCGGCCACTGCAGCCACGCGAGCGAAGCGCCGCCGACCGGCCATCGCCACGCGGCAGCGCGCATCGCCCAGTTCGGCGCGGCAGTCGGGCGAGGTCGCCTCGGCCACGGGCGCATCGAAGGCGGCGGTGAGCCCGCGCAGCTCGGCGGTGATCGCGCCGTCGCGGGTCTCGATCGCGCCGATCGTCCCCTCGCCGAGCGCCACCGTTTCGCCCGGCGCGGTCCAGTCGGTGGCGAACAGCGCGACGCGAGCGAAGTCCCAGCGGCCGGCGAGCAGGTCCGTCTCGGAGATGGCGTCACCGGAGAGCATGCCGTGCACGTCCATGCTGTCCGCCTCCAGCGTCGCGCTGCGCTCGACCGCGCTGGGGGTCATCCCCGGCGCGGCGCGGTACAGCACCCCGTCGATCAGCAGGTCGCGGTCGTGCGCGGTGAGGCCGATCGTCACCCCGTCGCGCCGCTCGATCCGCCAGCACAGGGTGACGGTGGTCAGCGTGCCGTCGAGCCAGCTCATTCGCGGATCTCCACCAGCGGGACCGAGGCGGCGGCCCCGGCAAGGAAGGTCGCGCGGCTGACGCGCAATTGGTCCTCGGCGAAGCGCACCGGCACGTCGAACAGGAAGGAAGCGGTGAGCTTCACGCCTGCTGCGGGCACGACGTCGAGCGTCACCACCCCGCCATCGCCGAGGGTGAAGGCCGAGGTCGCCACGCCATTGAGCTTGAGCGCCACGGTGCCCGCCACCGGCCGGGTGATCCGCCGCACCGTCTCGCCATAGCTCTTGATGAGCTGGAAGCGCGCGGTCTGGCCGTCGCCGGTGCCGAGCAGCTGGTCCTTCGCCTCATAGTCGAAGGGGTCGCGCAGCCGGAACCCGCGCGCCGGCCCCATCCGCGCCCGGTAGAAGCCGAGCAGCGCCGCGATGTCCGCCTCGGAGCGGACGCCGGGCCCGACATCATAGCGGGTCCGCGCCTGCGCCCAGGCGGCGTTGCGCCGCTCGGCGCCGCCCGCGCTGGTGACGATCGCGGTGGAGAGCTCGGGCACCACCTCGGCCTCGCGGCCGAGCGCGATCGGAAAGGACACGTCGTCGAAGGGCGTCAAATCCGCCTCCTGGTCGAAATGGGTGAAACCGTCGCGCGCCACCTGCGGCAGCGCCCACACGAAGGTCGCCGCGACCCCGCGCGCGCGGCCGCGCTCGGCGGCTTCCGCGATCGCGCGCCACTGGAGCCGGTCCTCGGCGCGCAGCACGAAGCCGGCGAGATAATGCTGCCGCGCCGCCGGATAGCCGAGCCGCGCCTGCGCCGCCGCGACCGCCCGCTCTGAGGCCGCCGCATTGCCTGCCGCCGCCCAGTCATAATCCTCGAGCTGGAGCACATCGAAGGCGGGCGAGGCCCAGCCGACCGGCATGTTGGCGCGCTTCGCCTCCGGCATCGCGGGATCGAGCACGGTCGGCAGATAGGTGAGCAGCAGCACCTGCGCTTCCGGCGCGGCGGCCTTCACCGCGTCGCGCAGTGCCAGCGTCGAGGCCGCCAGCAACGCCCCCGCCGCATCGAGCACGGCGGTGTTTACCGTACCCTTCAGATTCTGCGCTGCGGGGTTATCCAGCGCCGCCTGCGCCGCCGCGTCGTGGATGCACAGGCGCCCATCGGCCATCACCCACCACCACGGCTCACCCACCTGAAACTTCACCGCCAGCCCCGCCGCCTGCGCGGTACCGACGAACGCCAGCGCCACCGCGCGCAGATAGGCCATCGCCCCGGCGTGCGCGGGCGAGAGCAAGGTCGAGGGCGGACTCCACCCGGTCAGCGCCGGGCTGCCGTCGGCGGCGCGCTGCTTCCAGTCGCCCCAGCAATGCTGGTCGAGCAGCTCGTAGCTCAGCGACCAGATCACGCCATAGCCGAGCGCCTTGGCCCGCGCGGCAAAGTCCGCATGCCAGGCCGCGCAGGCCCGGTTGAGCGCCCCGCCGGCCAGGCTCGCATAGAAGCCCCCCGAGGCGGGTTCGAGCCGGAAATAATGGCTCATGCCGACATAATGGAGAATGTCGCCGCGATAGCCGAGCTGCAGGACGTTCCGCAGCAGCCGCGCCGGCGTCTGGTTGTAGCCGTCGTCATAGCCGGTCGCGATCGACAGGCCGTGCTCGGGCACCACCACGTCGCCGATCGCCAGCACCGATCCCGGCCCGTCGCAGGCGATGCCGGTCAGCGCCACCCAGCCCTCGCTCGCCGCCGCCAGCGGCATGGTGTCGCCCGCGACATAGCCCGGCGGCACCAGCGAGACGAACATCCGGTCGACATCCCCGGCCCAGACCGGATCCGCCTCGCCCGGCAGCAGGAAGCCGCCCGCGACATCCGCAAAGTCGATCGTCACCTCGGCATCGTCGGCCGCGCCGCTGGCATAGTTCCACAGCCGCACATACCAGGCGCGCGGCGCGCCGCCTGCATCCCGCCCCTCGATCGTCAGCACCGGGCCGTTGACCGCGTCGAGCGCGATCACCCCGGACGAGCGCCAGCGGAACCGCAGCCGGCAACCGCGAAAGTCGCGCGCGGTAGCGTACGCAAGCAGCGGATGGTCCCAACGGTCCTCGGCCTCCCAGATCAGCCCGGCGAGATCGCCGCGCCGCTGGAACACCAGGTCGACGCGCAGCGCATCGGGCGCGGTGGTGACCACGCTCGCCATCATCGGCCGGGGAAAGTTGACCGTCCAATAGACCGGATCGAAGCGGCTGATCACCCCCGTCGCCTGGTCGCGCCGCCGCGCGGCGAGCCACCAGCCCATCAGTCGAGCCCCGCCAGTGCCGAGCGCACCGCCCGCGCCACCTGCCGGCTCGATTGCGCCAGCGCCCTGGGCGCGGCATCGGCGGCGGCGTTGACCGTGATCGACACGCGCACGTCGCGCCCACCACCCTGCCCGCTGGCGGGCGCCACCTGCCCCGCGCTGGTCGGCACGAACAGCTCGGGCCCGCGCTCGCCGACCCAATAGGGGCGCCCCGGGCTCACCGGCCCGCCGGTCGCGCGGCCGGGCAGCCCGAGCAGCCCGCCGAGCAGCGACAGCACGCCGCCCGCGCTCTCGCCCCCGCGGCTCGAGGGCAAGCTGATGCCCATCGCCGACTTGGCGATCTCTTCCAGCGCGCGGATCGCGATCTTGGCGAGATCGTCGAAGCCGAGCTTGCCGGTCTGCACCGCGCGCAGCAGCGTCGTCTCGATCGTCTTGCCCGCCCGGTCGACGCCCGTGGCCAGCGGCCCTTCCAGCGTGCCGCGCATCGCATCCACGTCGCGCGCGAAGCCCGCGGTATCGGCCCGCACCGACACCACCAGCCGTTCGATTTCCTCATCCATCGGGAAACTGCTCCTGCAATCGTGCGATCAGGTCCGCGCTCGGCGGCTCCCCCGCCTCGGGCATGGCGGCGGCCAGCAGCGCGGCGAGCTCGGCCGGGGTCGCTCGCCAGAACCGATCGGGGCTCCAGCCGAAGGCGAGCCCCGCCAGTCCGGCCAGCCGCCCGGCGGCCTCGGCGAAGCTCGTCACCGCCCCGCCAGGATCTGGCCGATCAGCGCCTTGAGCGCGGGCGTCGCCGCCACCAGCCCGGCTTCGGCCACGCCTTCGGAAAAGGCTTCGCGCGTCATGCCCTCGGGGGCCGCCTTGAGGCAGTGCCAGAACAGCGCGACCATCTCGCCCAGCGCCAGCCGCCCTGCTGCGGCACGCTCGACCAGCGCGAACAGCGGGCCCAGCTCGGCCTCGGCGGCGACCAGCGCCTCGAAGCTCGGCCGCAGGACGAGCGGCACCCCGCCCACCCGCAGGGTCGCCTCGCCGCGCACCGGATTGGCCGTGCCGGTCATGCGCTCACCACCGGCCCGGAGCTTTCCAGGCTCAGCGTGTAGCTGCGCTCGCCGTTGAAATCGCCGGCATAATCGAGCCTCGTCACGAGGAACTTGCCCGTCATCGTCTCGCCGCTCTCGAAGCTCAGCCGATAATCGTCGAGCGCGCCGGCGAGCGCATTGGCCTTCACGCGGACCTCGGCCGTCGATCCGGTGAACACGCCCGCGGCGGACACGCTCACCGATCGCACCCCGGCGCCGGACAGCAGCTCGCGCCAGCCGCCCGAATCCTTGCTGGTGATCGCCACCGCCTCGCCGTTCACCGAAAGCTGCGTCGTCCGCAGCCCCGCCACGGTGGCATAGACCACCGGCGTCGCGCCATTGCCCACCTTGAGCAGGAAGGCACTGCCTTTTTCCGCTGCCATGTTCGTCTCCTGTTGGTTGTTTGGGGGGGGGCTTGCCCCCTCCACCACCGCCTTCGGCGGCGGTCCCCCTCCCCAGCTTCGCGGGAGAGGAAACCCTTGTGCGGATAGCGTCTCCTCCACCGCGAAGCGGGGGAGGGGGACCGCGCCGCGCCAGCGGCGTGGTGGAGGGGGCAATCACCCGCCCCGCAGCATCCGCACCCGGTGCTCGACCACCGCCGTCACCCCGCTCGCGCCCTCGTCGACTACCCGCGTGCGGACCAGCACCCGGCTGACGATCCGCCAGCCGCCGCCGAGCGCCGCCGGCATTGCCGCGATCGCCGCCTCGACATCCGCGGCGAGCGCCCGCACCCGCTGCCGCGTCGCGCCGGAATCGCGCACCAGCACCGCGGTGCGCACCTCGCGGCCGTCCTGGTCCTTGGTGCTCCAGTCGGTCAGGATCGCCTCGTCAACCAGCAGATAGGGCCGCACCGCGCGCTGCGGCGGCGCATCGAACACGCCGTTCACCGGCGCCGACAAGGCCCCCGTGCCGGTCAGCACTGCGCGCATCGCCGCAGTGATCGCTTCCTGCGGGCTCATCGCAGCAGCCCTCCCAGCCAGCGCAGCGCCGGGTCGGCGAGCCAGCGCCGCCACAGCCCGCGCCCCGCCAGCGTGACCGCGCTGCCCTCGACCGTGACCGACACGGCCGGCACCGCTTCGCGCACCCGCTCGGCCAATCGCCCGGCCGCGTCCGAGGCCGCCGCGCGGCCGGTGGTTTCGGCGCGCGCCTTCAGCTGCTCCAGCATTGCCGCCTTGCTCCTGCCATCAGCTGCAGCCGCCGCCACGGCCGCCAGAATGCCACCACCGCCGCGGGCGGCACCGATGCGTCGCCGCGCGCCTCGAGCAGATGCGCCGCGAGCAGCACCACGCCTTGCGCGAGCGGCGGCGGCAGATTGTCCCAGCCCGGCGCGGTGCCCGCGACGAAAGTCACGCGCACCCGCGCCGGCACCGTCGACGGCGCCAGCCGCACCCAGCCCTCGCCGCGCGCATCCAGATCGATCGTGTACGCCGTCACCGGCAGCGCCGTCGCCGTGCCGGCGGCATCGACCGTCTCCACCGCGCCGATCGCGGTCACCGGCGCCACCGGCAGCCGCTGCCAATCGGGCGAGCGGGCGAGCCAGGCCTGCCACTGGCGCGCGATCCAGGCGGTGCCGGTAAAGGCCTCGCCCAGCGCCAGCGCGGTCTGGACCGCGGCGGTGACGGCGGCATCGTCGGTGCCGTTCGCCATGCGCAGATAGTCCTTCACCGCCGCGCACGCGCTCGCGATCGCCGCCGCCGGAAAGGGCGGTGCGTCCATGGTTCTTCTCCCTCTGTTGGTTGCCGCCGCGCGTTACTGCGGCCCCGGCTCAGGCCCCGGCTCAGGCGCCGGCTTCCGCCTCGGCCTCCAGCGTCCGGTTCTCGCCCGGATCATAGGGGGACGTGCCGTCCCATTCGATCCGGTTGACCACCTCGCCCGCCTCGATCACTCGATAGACCGCCATCGCCCCGCTCCTCAGCCGAAGGTCCAGGTGACGCGCACCTCGCCGCGCCCGCCATTGCCGCCCGCGCCTGGCGAGAAGCCGGTGTCGCACGCGCCCCCGCCGCCGCCGCCACCGCCGGGGGTACCACCGCCCCCCCCGGCGCCGGCATTGCCGATCAGGTTGCCGGAAAAGCCGCCACCGCCGCCCGCGCCGCCGGACTGCACTGCAGGATCGGCGGCGGCACCCGCGCCGCCGGCGGGGACCGTCGCCGTGCCCGCCGTCCCGCCCGCAGGCGGCGCGGCGGCATGGCTCGATCCCGCGCCACCGGCCGCCGCACCCCGCGCGACATTGCTCGCATCGAGGCTCGCGCCCGCGCCGCCGCCGCCGGTGGCGCCGTTGCCGCCCAGCCCCGCGGTCGCGGTCGAGGCGCTGGCCCCGCCGCTGCCCACCGCGCCGAAGGTGCCGACGGGCAACGTGGCGCCGCCGCTCGCATTGGCGGCCTGGCCCGCGCCGCCGCCATTGCCGCCATCGGCGCGGATCAGCGCGCCCAGCAGGCTCGCGCCGCCGCCGCCGCCGGCGACGCCGTTCGCAGCGGCGGTGCCCGGCGAAGGACCGCCATTGCCGCCCGCCCCCACCGTCACCGACTCGGAGGTCCCATGCGCGGCGGCGGCGAAGCGCAGCAGCTGCACCATGCCGCCGCCACCGCCCCCGCCGCCGGTGCGGATCGACCCGTTGGCACCGCAACGCCCGGAGCCGCCACCCCCGCCCCCGCCGACCGCCATCACCTCCAGCCCGGTCGCCAGCGGGGGCCGGGTACTGGTGGCGGAGCTGGCATAGACGATCCGCAGCGGCGCGATCCGCCAGTCGAACGCCTCCCACGCGCCCTGCCACCAGACGAACCACGCCGCGTCGCCCTGCGCCGACAGCCACGCGACGTCGCTTGCGGACGCATTGCGCACGGTCACCCGATTGCCGCTGGCATCGCCCTTGTGGACGCGCAGGAAGTCGCCCTCGCGCACCGCGCTCGCCGGCAGGGTGATTGCGAAAGCGCCGCCGCTCGCATCGGCGCGGATCGAGCTGCCGCAATCGTCGCTCGACGCCGTATAGGCGGCGGTCTTCTCGATCTCGGGCAGCCGCGCGGCGCCGTCATAGAGTTCGTCGAAATTGGCGTTCGCCTTGATCCAGGCGGCACGCTCGGTATCGCCGGTGCCGTCGTTCGCGGCGGACCCGACATTGATGCTCTGCTTGGCCATGCTCAGCTCCTGTCGGTGCTGCGCAGCGTGGAATCCACGGTGCTGGTGGTGCGGTCGACCCGCGTCGAGAGCCCAGCCCCCGCCGGCGGCGGCGCACGCCGGCGCGCCGCCGCCGGGAGGGACAGCGAAAGCCCGTCCATCAGTAGAGCGCCAGCAGGTCGGCGGCGGTGGTGCCGGTCGCCCGCACATAGCGCGCGCGGAACGGCAGGATCGTGCCGCTGGCCACGTTCTTCCACACCGTGTCGACGCTGCCGTTGACCCCGCGCATCGTCACCGCGCCGCCGGTGCCGACATAAAGCGCCTTGGGGATGTCGGTCAGCGCCGTGGTGTCGCTCGGCACCACCGGGATCGCAGAGGTCGCCGGGGCCGCGACATGGTCGGCCCGGTTTGCGAAACTGTCTGCCATTGGTTCCTCCTCCGGCTCAGTTCGCGGCGAACTTGAGGAGCTTGATCGCCTCCGAATTGCTCACCATGCCGCCCAGCCGCTTGGTCGCGTAGAAATGGACGAAGGGCTTGTTCGAATAGGGATCGCGCAGCAGCTGGGTGTCGCCGCGCTCGGCGATCAGATAGCCCGCCTGGAAATTGCCGAAGGCGACCGAGAAGGCGTTGGCGGCGATGTCCGGCATGTCCTCGGCCTCGACCACCGGATACCCCAGCAGCGTCGCCGGCTGGCCCGCGGCGATGCCGGGCTGCCAGAGCATCTGGCCGTCGCTGGTCTTGAACTTGCGGATCCGCGCGAGCGTCGCCGAATTCATCACCCAGCTCGCCCCCTGGCGATAGGGCGCGCGCAGCGCCTGGACCAGGTCGATCAGCTTCTCTTCCGGGTTCGCCGCGAAGGCACCCGCCGCGCCGGTAGCCAGATATTGCAGCGTGCCGAAGGCGCGGGTCGCATCCGCCGCCGTCGAGGTCGGCACCGCGAGGAAGCCCTTGGGCTGGTTGGTGCCGCTGCCGCTGACGAACGCCGTGCCCTCGGCCTGGGCGAATTCGCGGGCGATCTCGCCGGCCAGCCAGCTTTCCACGTCGAACATCGCGTCGTCGAGCATCGCCTGACTCGCCGCCGGGTTGGCGTAGAGCTCGCCGAAGGGCGGCGCGACTTCGTTGAACACCGGCGTCGCGGTGACCGGGCGCGCCGCGGTCTCGGACGCCCAGCCGCTGTCGAAGCCGCCGCTCGCGACCAGCTTGCGATAGCCGCTCGACCCCACCTTCACGACATTGGCGATGCTGCGGATCGGCGAGATCGCCTGCAGCGTCGCGTCGATCTGCGCGTCGATCTCGCGCGGCACCGCATAGCCGCCCTCGGCGCCGCTCGCACCCGACAGCGCCTTGGTCTCCACGCCGCCGCGCAGATAGCCGTCGAACGCCGCGCTGGAGACCGGCCGGCCACCGGCCAGCATCGGCCGCACCGGCGGCAGCGTCACCTGTTCGAAGCTCGTTTCCATCGCATCCATGGTCTTCTCCCACCTCAGAAAATCGGAAAAAACTCAGCCGACCGCATGCACCCGCGCGAGCGGCTGCATCGGTTCGGCCACCAGGCTCACTTCGATCAGCCGAACCGCGGTCAGCTCGCGCACCCGGCCGCGCCGCGCGGCGCCCACGCGGTAGCCGAAGGACAGCCCCGCCACCGCGCCCTCGGCGACCAGCGCCGCGAGCCGCGGATCCTCGACCCGGCCGATCACCCGCAGCCCCCGCGCATCCTCGCCGATCGCCTCGATCGTGCCGACCGGCGCACCGCGATGCTGCCAGAGCAAGGGCACCGGCCCCACCGGCCCGAACGCCCCCCGCCGCACCACATCGCCGCCGCGATCCTCGCGATCGAACACCGCCGCATAGCCGGCGAAGCGCACGCTCATTTCAGCCAGCCGGGAAAGCCCAGCCGCAGCGCCAGCAGCACCAGCACCAGCGCCGCCATCGTCCGCCCCAGCCACTGCATCACCGCCTTGATCATCGACTTCTTGGCATCGCGCCACGCGCTCAGCAGCTCGCGCAGTTCGGCCATGTCCTTGGCCGCACCCGCATCCTCCAGCCCCAGCCGGGCCAGCGCGCGGTTCGCGCCCACGGTGCCTGCCTCTTCGGCAATGGCGCGGAGCGTGGTCAGCTCGGCGCCTTCCTCTTCGGCCTGCGCGATCAGCTGGCCGAGCATCGTTCCATCGGTCATGGCAACCCCACCATCTTGCGTTTCTCTTCGCTCGTCAGGAAATCGGCGCCCGCGACCTGCCGCCAGAGCAGCTCGCGCTCCTCGGCCAGCGCCGTCACCCGATCGAGATCGACCGCGAGCGCGGCGCCCGGAAACCAGGCGCCCAGCCCCTGCGCCAGCCCGCCGAGCAGATGCTCGGCCATCGGCAGGATCGCGAGCCGCCACAGCGCGCGATTGGCCTCGCGGTAATTGGCGTAGGCCGCGTCGCCGGGCAGCCCGAGCAGCATCGGCGGCACCCCGAAGGCCAGCGCGATCTCGCGCGCCGCCGCCGCCTTGAGCCCGACGAAATCCATGTCGGCGGGGGTCAGGCTCATCGCCTGCCATTTGAGCCCGCCTTCGAGCAGCATCGGCCGCCCGGCATTGGCGGCGCCGGCGAACCCGGCCTCCATCTCGTCCTTCAGGCGAGCGAACTGGTCGGGCGCCAGCGCCGAACCGTCGCCCGGATCATAGACCAGCGCCCCGCTCGGCCGCGCGGCATTGTCGAGCAGCGCCTTGTTCCACCGCGTCGCCGCATTGTGGATCGCGATCGCGCCCGCCGCCGCGTCCAGGCAGCCCAGGCCATAATGGTCGTCGGCCGGGTGGAAGGCGCGCAGATGCAGGATCTGGGGCCGCCCGCCATCGTCCGCCGCCAGCCGGGTAACATGCTCGCCGACCCGGTAGCGATAGGCCACCGGCCAGCCGGCGGCATCGGGCTCCACCGTCACCCGCTCGGGGCGCAGCGCATAGAGCGTCTGCAGCTTGCCCGCTTCGTCGGTGAGCAGCTGGACATAGGCATTGCCGTGGAGCAGCAGCTGCGCCGCCAGCGTCTCGAGCAGCCGCTGCCCGCCCGAGGGGGCGGCGACCAGCGCCACCAGCCCCGGATCGGTGCCGGTCAGCGGTGCGCCGCCGACGCCCTCCGCCACCAGCCGCACCGCGCGCTGCGCCACCGGGTTCTGGCAATAGCCTTCGCGCAGCTGTACCTCGTAGCTGCGCGGCCAGTCGCCGAAGCTGCCCCAGCCGCCCCGCGCCAGCGCCGGCCGCTGCCCCTCGCGCGCGGCCTTGCGCCCGAACCACTTCATCGCGCCAGCTCCGCGACGCTGAGCTTGCCATCCTGGTCCAGGTCGCGTGCCCAATAGGCAGCGGTGAGGCTGGCGCGCATCCCGTCCCAGAACCCGCCGGTCAGCTTGTCGGGGGGAAATACCTTCGCGATCAGCGCCTGCACCTCGGCGGCATCGAGCATGCCGTCGCCGTCACGGTCGTTCACCGCGACGGTAACGCCGGCGCCCACCGCGATGCCGGTCTGCGCATTGAGCGCGCACGCGCCCGTCAGCAGGGCGAGCAGCCCTGCAGCCATGCAGTTTCGCATTGCGTTTCTCCTATGTCTAAATCCTCCCCGGAACGGGGAGGGGGACCATTCGCGCCAGCGAATGGTGGAGGGGCCGCCGCGGCACGCGGCGGTATCGGGCGGCTTGGGCACACCGCGCCTTACGGCGCGGCCCCTCCACCACGCGGCTGCGCCGCGCGGTCCCCCTCCCCGTACCGGGGAGGATCTGGGGTCTCACACCACCCGCACCGCCGCTTTGCCGCGCCGGCCGAGCATCAGCTCGGTCACCGCCCAGACCAGCGCATCGGCGCGGTCGGGCGAGCGCCCCGGCCCTTCATAGCCGCCGCACGCCTGCAGCCCGGCCAGTTCCGCCTCCAGTTCGGCGAACACGCTCGCGTGCCACACCAGCCCGCGCTCGTAGAGCAGCGCCACCGGCTCGGCGCGCACCACCTTGCCGCGGCTGGCATGGACCAGCCGGAGCGGCAGCGCGCTGTCCGCGGCCTTGAGCACGCTTCCCACCATCGCGCCGCCTTGGTTCTTCTCCGCCACCACGCACTCGGCCTCGAACCGCGCCGCGCAGTCCGCCACCGCCGCCGCCCAGCCTTCGGGGCCGAGCCCTGCGACGCTGGCATCGGCGAGCACATAGCCGTGCTTGTCCTCGCCCAGCCCGATCGCGACGATCCCGCAGGCATCGCCCTCGGTCCCGGCCGGCGGATCGACCCCGACCACCACCCGCACCAAGGGCACGTCGACCGCGCGGCGCTGGCGCTCGATCAGCGCACGCGGCCACAATGCGCCGGCGACATCGTCGATCATCTCGCCGTCCAGCTCCTGCCGCCCGAGCCGCGTGCCGGCATATTCGGCGAACATCGCCTCCACGAAGCTGCGCGGCAGATGGATATTGTCCCGCGTCCGCCCCCTTGTCTCGTGCAGGGTCGGGCGCGGGATCGCCATCACCCGCCGCATCAGCTTAACCGGCCGCGGCGTGGTCGTGACCACCACCCGCGGCTGCTCGCCGCGGCGCATCCCCAGCATCAGATTGTCCCAGGCGATGTCCGCTGCTCCCGCGCGCCACTTGGCAAGTTCGTCGCACCAGGCGAAGTCGTGCTCGGGCCCACGCAGTTTCTCGGGCGCCTCGGACGAATAGACGAACGCGCGCGCACCCGAGGCAAACACCAGCTCGCCGCGCGTCGGATGCCAGCCGATCGTCTCCAGCTCGCGGGCCACCGCCAGCAGCCCGGCCGGTCCCTCCACCATCACCCGGCGAACCTCGTCCACGGTGGCGCCGACCAGCGCGATCCTGGCCTCGGCCCGCTGCCGCGCCATCTCGCTGATCCATTCCGCCCCCGCGCGCGTCTTGCCGAAACCACGGCCCGCACGGATCAGCCAGACCCGCCAATCCCCCTCAGGCCAGAACTGGCCTTCATGCGCCCAACGCCACCACGCCTCGTTGAAGAAGCGGAGGTGCGAGCGCGGCATCTCGCGGATCATCTGCACCCGCTCATCGCGCGGTGCCAATGCCAACCGCGCCAACGCATCCTCGGCATCGGCCGGGGTCATGGCTGATCCCCGCGCTCTTCGGCGAGCCGCTTGGCCAGCGCGTCCAGCTTCTTGTTCAGCGCAGCCTCTGCCTCGTCGCGGCTGACCCGTACCACCCGCCCGCGCGGCGTTTGCGGCCGGTTCTCCACCGTTGCCCGATGCATGCGCAGCAGCTCCATCGCCAGCTTGGCATCGAATGCCCCGGCCGGCGGCGGTACCTCGTCGATACCATCCTCCTCGAACGGGTGCGGCGCTGCCAACTGGGCGAGCAGCTGCTCCTCCAGTCGCTCATAGCCCGTGAGAATCGCCGCCCGCCAAGCGCTCGCGAACACGGGATTTTCGCGGCGGCGGCGATAGGCAGAGCGATGATCCACCTTCGCTTGCTTGCACGACCGCACCACGTTGCAAGTCGCCGCGAGCATGTCGAGGAACGCGCGCTCCTGCCGATCACTCCAGGCATGGGCCGGCAGCTTGCGCTTCTGCAGGCGACGATTGGTCGCCTTGCCGATCACGTCAGTCAT